TCATTTTGATGTGTATCCCATTTGCTTCCTTTATAATCACTATGATTATCAATATCCACAAATAATCTAGTATATTTATCTTCTTCTAAACATTCAAAATAATTATTAGGTTTGTTTAAATCGTATTGACTTAATACTTTCACTTTACTTTTGTCATTAATATTAGAATGCAAGTTTGCAATAGCGTGAATTTGAATTTGATGATTTGGGGTCATCATTATTTTATATATCTTTATATCTTTATATTCTTTTCATAAATAATAATTAATTATTTATTAAAAGATATTTTATATTTTTACCAACTAGAAGATGGCATCATCATGTTTAATGAATCATATGATGGCGTGAGACCATATCCTAACATTGCTTGAGTTTGTGGCATTTGGGGTAGTTCAAGTGTTGGATCTCTGTAAGTTGGCGAATTTTTTAATATATCTTGCGAAACAAATTTACCTACACCTTCTGCTCCCTGCACAATCCCAGCAGTATCTAATGCAGCACCTGCCGCGTTAAATAGGAAACCAAAGGGCGCCAGGAACCCTGTACTGTCTAGAATTCCGCCCACCGTTTCTGCGACAGCACCTGCTGTCTCTTCTCCTGCTGCCCTAGCAGCGGTTTTTCCTGCTGCCTCTGCGCCTTCTGCCGCTATTTTTTCTGCTGAGGAACCTGCTGCTGTTTCAGCGCTTTCGACACCAGAATGTCCAGCGACATCTCCTACGTCTTCCATTAAATTTTCTTGCCCCATCGTCATTTCTCCATTCTCTCTAATAAAACTACTATGGTCTATATCTTTTGCCTCATTTTCATATAGTGTCATATTTTCTTGGTTTCCAATCTCTTCATCATGTGCTCCTAACTCATCATCGACCATCGGTCTATTACTGGCAAGTGATCTATTTTCTGCGTTAGTCTGTATGGGTTCAAACACCATTTGCCCATCTTGATCTCTTTCGATTTGGTTTGTGCGATTTCTCATAAAGGTATCAAAACTCTCATCAGATATTTGACTATCGGGATTAGATTCATTCCATTCAGATAATGCTTTGCTACCGGATCTATCAAAAAATTCTGGATCATCACCTAATCCACTTAATACAGAATGCGAATTTTGATCGAGGTTCTTGAATCCTATTCCAAGATCTTGTAGTGATATTTTTTGTGATCCTAATGAATATTCTCTGGGTAAGAGTATTCTATTTTTTAAATTACTTAATCCTTTACCAATAATTTCACCACCTTCATTCAAGCGGTCTGTTATATTTTCACCTAATTTAGCATCTAAATCTGCTAAGGAATTATTACCTAGTAATGAACTTTTGTAGCGGTATGCTGCACCGCCGTATTTACCAACTAATTCATTAAACGTGCGAATTCCTAACTCTTGTGCTCCATCTTTAACCACTTCTAATAGGTCATTTGTTTTTTGCTCCTGTATAAGTTCTTGATTTATTGAACGAATGCGATTAGTGTCTGTTCTAAAATTCCATAAGTTTTGGTTAATCATATTACTTTCATTTTCATACATCAATTCGCCCAACTCAGACATATTTTATTATATATATTAGACATATAATAAAATATTTGTTTTAGGGCAGTTCGTCCAGCGTCCCAACTTCCTTTTCTATATCATCTACCATATTCTTTACACTATTCTTCTTAGTTATGTTAATATTAACATTTTGTGTTTGAGTATTTTCAGTTTTTAGCGCTTGGGTTTGCTCTGTTTCTTGTGCTTGTGATTGCTTTTGTTTTTGTTGTGTAGGGTCCTCCCCACGCAAACATGATATGGTTTTCTGAAGACAACAATCAGATGTGCTGAACAATAGAATAAGACAATCAATAAGTCCATTAGATTTCTTACTTTTTATTAATGGAAGCACTTCACTTACGATAAAGAGAGAAGAAATAGTTGCTAATGAAATGATGTAATCCACACAAACTTGCTTTTCATCATAATCCACAGATTCAGAGGTATAATATGTCTCGTTATTCATTTATATAATCATCATATTTTTTTTTTACATTTTTTAATGCTTGAATATCATCATAAGACAACCATAATTTTGATCTATCTTCCACAATCTGTTTCTCTCCAAAAAGAGATGAAGACACTTGGATTTTGTATCGCATTATTGATTGTGGATCATCAGAATGATCAACACCACACATGTGTATTAGTTCATGCAATATAACATTATACAACGTGAAATTAGTATCAATAAGTTTTTGAGATATATATACATCTTGATCACTTTTCTCATTATTTGATGATAATAATGTGAAACCATAACCCTCAAACTTACCATGAGGATATGAACATATACTATTAACAGAATTAGTTTCATGCTCATATTTTTCATCTTTAATAGATATATTGATTATATTATGTTGGTTTATGTGATTAACCGCATCTTTAGTATATTCTAATAATTTATCTTCAATATTGCAACACGTGTGTAATTCTAATGGATTGGAACTCAGATTGTAAAATGGAAATAATTTAAATCCAAACCCAGAACACAATAAAGAGAGAAACAAAAGCAGTTTCATGTTTTTATATATTATTAACATTATTTTCTGCTTCTTTTTGTGCTTTCTTTTTTGCTCTAAATTTTGCACATCTTTCTCTATTTTTTTGTAATCGTTTTTCTCTCTCTTCGGGTGATTCATTTGCTCTTTTTTGTTTTCCTTTTTCTCTTCGTTTTTCTAATCGTCTTTTTTTTTCTTCAGGTGTTTCTTTTTGTAATCTCTGCTCTCTCTCTTCTGGTGTTTCATTTGCTATCTTTTTATGATATCTATCTCTACCTTTTTGTAATCGCTTTTCTCTCTCTTCTGAGGTTTCCTTTGCTCTATTTTTTTTTCTTCTTTCGTTTTGGGTTTTATTTCGTCTTTCTCTCCATTCAGGGTCTTCCTTCCTTTTTTCTTTACTTTTTTTATTTGCTTCCGCTTTTCTCATCTCTTTTTCTTCGGGTGATTCATCTGCTATCTTTTTATGATATCTATCTCTATCTTTTTGTAATCTATTTTCTCTCTGTTCAGGAGTTTGATTTTGCAATCTTTTTCTTTCTTTTCTGTTTCTTTCTTCACGCCATTTATCATCTGTCGCATTTTCATGATATTGTTCTCTAAGTTTTTTCTTCTTCTCTTCATGCCACTCAGGGTTTTCTTCTTTTCTTTTTCTTTCTTTTTCTTTTAGTTTTGCAGCATATTCAGGATCTTCAGCGTATTTTTTTCTCCTTTTTTCATTAGTATCAATCTTTGCCTCTTCTTCAGTTACATATGCTTTCCTCATATTTAAAGTCGCTCCTAATTCTTTTCTCAATTCTTCTTCTCTCTTTTCCAGTTCTCTTTTACTTGTTGTAGGATAATTTTCAATCAATATCATATCCCAGTTATCCCAACCTCCATGTTCTCGAATGAATTGATATTTATAATTATTATAATGTGGAAATTGTGGATCATTACATTTTACATTATGGTCACATTTCCTTGTTCTAAAATTAGTAGTGCTTCCCACATATATTTCTTTTACATTAGGGTCTTTACAACACAGTTTATAAATTAATCCTTTTCTATAATCCACTTTTCCTCTCGGCATCTTATACTGTATTATTATATCTCATTTTGTCTTTAAATCAATTTTCTTAATAATTCTTCCTTTCATTCCTTTTGGACATACGTTCTGCTTTATATTTACTTATTGCCATATCCCTTTCTCTTTTTTTAATAGAATCTAAATGACATTCAGAGCGAACACCATCTCTCTTTGGAATTTGTGATCTATATTTTGCTAATACTGCCAACGCGTGTTCTCTCGATGAAAACTTTCTTCTTTCCAAATTTCTGGAAACAGGGTCACATATCAAATGAAAACCAGTGTCGTCTTCGAATAATGATAAAACCATTTATATAATATAACACTATTTTTTTTTATATTATATAAAAGTATTGTCGGTCATCTTTGTATTTTTTATGAATATGACTTACTCCAGAAGAGTAATAATACCATTACTTATATTTAGCAAACGGTGAATGGTGCTCCATATTCGAACTATTCTGCTACTTTGGTTATCTGGATTTAAGACCTCTCCACGTTCCGTGTATATGATTGCTTGATTACTTAACAATAATCCTTCATCATAACTGTTAGACAATTTTAGACCTATCCAACCTTGCGCTCCGCATTCGAGTGTTTGTGAAAATGTGTCAAACAAACGATTACTTAATCCAAGACTAATATTAGTTCCTACACCAGCAGCATCGACTTGACCTTTAAAAGTATAGAGATAATTACAAATTACTAATGGCACACCTTCGACTGCCGATGTTTCTTGGAATTGAAGTGAATTATTTGCTAGGTCCATACCATACACATTCTGAGAATTTATTTTGAAGTTGTAGGACAATCCACCTTTTAAAGCGAGTGAATTATAATGACCAAAATGACCATCTACATCACCCTGATGTTGTATAATAATACCCTTTATCTTCCTGCTTCCATTTTGAATTTGCAGTTCGTTAGTGAATGCCCCAGTGGTGTAAGTTAAATAATTTGTTTGTAGTAAATGCTCTACATAACTTAGATTATACCCGCCCCTTTGCATCACGTCCTCAGCAATCTCCTGCATCATCGATGGAAAAAACAAATAATCGCTCATAATAAACAATTGATCCTCAACAATTTCAGATTTACAATTTTCTTTAGTAATAGGAGTTCCTGCGGCATCTTTTCCTGGCACGATAAAAGATTCATCAGCAACAGGGTCACTAAACTCAATTGTAATACTCACTTCTTCTCGACAAACATAAAGTGGAAATTGAATATTCTTTAAGAAAGGAATTAATTGACTGAGTCCAATTGAAAATGTGGGCGTCGTCTTTGGGTCATCAGTAATCATGCGTTTTGGTTCTTCAAAAATATCAGCAGCATCAGAATTCATTTCACCTGCTGGAATAGTTAGTAAATTTGTTGCGTATTCACTTCCAATCCTTCCCAATACTCCATAAGGTTCTAAAAATCCTCTTGCTCTTTGTGCTTTAACACTTGGGATAGTTTCAATCTCCCTCGCTGTGGATCCCATAATGACATCATGTCCTGCCTGTTTTGGTTGTATGATACCGCTTCGATATTCATTTGAGAAATGTTGGCGCTTCCATGTTGCATAATGTCCTAAAGATTGAAGGTCTGAAATTCTTTTTCCTCCAATTTCTAAATAGGCACGTTTGATTAATGCCAAACAACCAACTGAAGTGGGGTAAAATGCATTTAGAGGGTTTCCTGGACCTCCTTCCTGAGATACTGTCGCAGCAATATGTAATTGCGAATTGCTGTCTAAAATACCTTTACGGTCAAAAACAAAACGGGCACTTTTTTGAGAAAAAGTAACTGGAAATAGCAAATCAGTATTAATATCGTTTAGGGTTTCTGGTCGTTCGATGACTTTAGTTTGAAGCACACTTGGTAATGCCATTCCTCCACTCATATTTTCTTATATATTATAGAAAGATATAAAAAAATTGGTAAGAGATTATTTTAAAGGACATGCGGGGATAATCCCCGTACCCCCTTTTGCCTCATCTTTTTTAAAGATGCCTTTTGAACCTTGCTTTTTTTGCTATACTTTTTTTAAAAGTATTAAGAGATAATTTGAACTCCTCCATTTTGAAATACGGCAGTGCATTTGTGTTTTACGAATAAGAAAATGGAATGGGGACGAAGAACCACCCCTGGAACAGGCATGGATTGAATTCTCAGTCCGAATGGTTGTCCTCGGAAGTCAAAACCGTTATGCGTGATTTTATCATAACCCACACCGAAGTTAAACACGCCTCTTTTATCTTCATCGACAATACTATATCGCTCTCGGTTAAAACGTGCTGGTGTATCATTTGCTAATGGATAAGATAACTCTGTTTTTAATGACATCTCCATATTATATACACTCCACCCATCGCGAATCACGTTTAATGTTTCCCAGTTCTTAACGCTATCTGCTGTGCCGTTCTGTTGTGTTTGCTCAGTATCTAACTCGAAATCAAGGGGTAGGCGTATTCCAGCACGAGTAAAAGTATAAGATCTAATTGGCACCCTATTTTCTAACATTCCATTAGCATTTTCAGATAACAATTGCATGGTCATCGAACTATTGAATTGATAATTGTTTAACCATTCACTTGGAATCATATTACCAATAACTGCTAAAGTCCTGCCTGTATTAATATTTAGGGTCAATCCATAATCATTTGAATTCAATACGGAATAGAATGATGTATATGTATTATATTCAAACACACCGTTTTGATTTGCTATCATCGCATTTTGCGCTTCTCTCGGAGGAACTTCTGCTTCA